ACTGAACGATACCTTATCTTGAATGAAATCGCCTGTTGTCTGCCAGTCGGAATCGGTCATTGCAATTATATCCGCTCGGCTTATACCCGGTAATGATTCAACATACAAGTTAAAATCACTCGGAACATTCCAAGCAGGATTGTTTGACCCAATTATATTACGAAGGCAGTTTATCAGGTTCATAAAGATAAATTACACTATACTCTTTGTTATGTAGCACCTCAACCAACTTGTTTTGATTCGAAGCAACCTCAAATATTTTATCAAATAACTCATCAGGCAAAAACTCTTTAATGTGGATTGAGTTGTTCCAATGTAGCGTAAAATAAACACCAGAGCCATCGTGCAAACCTTTCCAAGTCTTATCGACTATCTCAATGTTTTTATCCTGCTTTACTTCCCATAATCCCGATTCGATTCGAGCAGTATTGTATCGCTTCAAAGCCTTGCCAGCCTTGCATAAGGCAAGAAACTGCACCTCGTTGGGAAGAGGTAACATGCGAACATGATACCCCGCCCCTTCGAGTGTGTCAGCAACCATCCGGAGGGCTTTCGCCACCCGGATGTTTACCGTTTTGTCTGAGTAATTTAAAACCACGATTAAACCGCAGCGTTAAACTGGAAGATACCATTTACACCCAACAACGGGTCACCTGTACGGTAGTTGTTGTTGTAAAGTGCAGTGATAGCGTAATGTAATGACAACTGAGCATTCCACTCGTCACATCCTTGTGGCTTGTAAATTTTAAAGTCATAAACCAATCCCGGAATCAATGGGTCAACAATAGTTGAACGAGTTTCTGTCTCGGTCAAAGTTTCGTATTCGCCCAAGTAGAACGGAACTGGAATGAACTGCAATGCACCAGCCTCGAGAACATAGAAGTTGTTGTTTGCAAGTGCTGTTGTCAATTGGTCATCTTCGAAATATGCAAACTGACCAGCCTGCATCATATCGATACCACCGTTGTTACAGCATCCGATTTTCTGCATCTTGGTATAGGTACGAAGGTCACCGTTACCGATAGCCATTGGAAGACCTGATACACGAGCATCACTCAAAGCGTTCAACATCGTAGCCTCACCAATGTAGTTACCTACGGTTATACCACCTGTTGCGATTGGCTCAAGTAAGTTCAATGCTGTTGGAGTAGTTCCAGAGTTAACACCACCAGCGTAATTACCAGAGTTGGCAAGCATCTCGGTAATGATGTCGTTGTTGATGTACTGACGCATTGCATCAAGACGATTAGCAATGTCCTTAGTTACCCAAGAATTGCGACCTTCGCAAAGTTCACGAATGCTCTCCTCAGTGTATTTGAACTGCTGAGATGCTTGGAATCCGATTGTAACATTCTCTGCGAAGTTATCAGATTCGTCGAAAGGACCGTTCAAGCAAGATTCAATCGTGGATGTTACCTGATTGATTGTTGAACGCTTTTGATACATTACCTGAACGGTTTTGATTTGACCATTCTGACGATTCAATGGAACGATGTTCACATTGTAGCGATTGTATTGGTCGCTAACGGCTCTAAGAGTTCCTACCTGACTTGATTTGATTGCAGGTGTATGCTCATTAGCCAGATTAAGTAATTGCTCGTTAATAGCCGGGCAAATTGCGGAAAATGACATGATAAATAAGTTTATTATTTGCGTTTGAAATCCCTCGTCTGTTGTGGGTTCGAGGGGATAACCCTAATGCGGATGGTCGCCACCTAAGCCTGATTGGCATCAGACAATACAAAGATAAATATTATTTCGATAAAAACAAAAAACCCGACATAAGCCGGGTTAGTTGTGTTTGAGCATTAGTAATATTTATCCGTTCAATCCAGCGCGCTGTTTCATCTCAGCCACTCTCTGTGCGGATTCCTGTTGCCACTTGCTGATTTGATTCTTAGCAGGTGCAGGCTGTGTGTTTGGAGGTGCTACATTGCCCGGCTTCGGTGGCTGTGCATCACCATTTGATTCTTTGAATATCTTGGATTCTTTGCCCTCGATAACAATCAATTCAGACAAGGTCAATTCTTTTTTGTTCTTGTCGTACACCTTCGCACCGTTTAAATCGGTAACAACTGCCGTTCCTGAATCGTCAACTTCAACTTTATATTTTTTGTTGAAGTCCTGAGTGAATCCGGGTACGACATACTGACTTGCACCAATCAAAGGATGTTTGCTAACCTCGGCTTGAATAGCCTGATTAACTTTGAACGAACGAATAGCCGATTCAGATTCAGATTTGATTGAGGGAATAACGGTTTCCTCAAAATCTTTTACCCGATTTTCATAATCTATAATCGTTTGCTTGGCTTGGTTCAATTGCTCCAATAAGTCTTTGTTGCCAGACTTTTCGCTTACTCGGTCGTTGACTAATTTAAGCACGCCTTGAAAGTCAAGTTCTTTAATTTCGGCTTCGGTTAATCCGAATTGTTTCTTAACGAAATTCTTTGCTTCGGCATAGGCAGAACCCTTTCCAGCCTTGTGTATTTCATCCTTGACACGCTCTTTATAATAGTTCGTAAAATGGTTTTCGGTCAAGTCCACAAGACTGGAAAGGTCTGTTTCCTCATTGGCAGTTTCAATTGATGTAACAACATCCTCAGGAACGCCAATAGTTTTTAAAAATTCGATTGCTTTACTCATAGTTGCTGACTAATTAATTTACTCGATTACTTCTTTTGACTTCTTTGGCTTTTTTGGTTCATCCTCAGTTAAAGAAGGAACGATTTCGAAATCGGAAAAACCGTTTTTCTTTAACCCTTTTTGACGCTCAAAAAAATGCTTAGAAAGAATTACTTGTTTGCCTGTTTTGGTATTTTGAACCAATACCTGCTTTTCGTTTAATTTCTGCATAGTAAATTAAATTAGAATGTACGCCAAGTGCTTGTTGTTCTTACTTGAAGACTATCCAAAGTCGTGTTAAATATAACCGTTCCTGCTGGTACTGTACCCCATAAAAGTAGACTATCTCTAACTGCTGTTGTTACATTCAATTGACGCAAATTAACTGGATTGAAATAAGTGGCATTCAACCATAGTGCAGTCGCATTGCTAATACCTAATTGACGATACCCAAAGAAGAATCCAGTCTTACGATAACGAGTAATAACGGTCTGAGTTTTTACATTACGAAGGAATACCATTGTGTCCGCATTTGCTGTGCTGTAAACGGCTTCAATGTTTCCCCATCCATTATATTCGAATGGATTGATAACGAGATTACCAGACTTCTGACTGCGAATTGTAATAACGCCTGTCGATGTGTTTTGAGATACCGTTAAAGTATCTTTTGTTTGACCGCTCAAACCTGCAAAGGCGAACAGCATCAAACTGATTGTTAGGAAGATTGCTTTTTTCATTTTAATTTATTGTTGTTGTACAAAGTTACGAAATAATTATTCCCATTCATTTATCTTGTTTTCAATCACCTGCAATCGCTTTTCGATTGATTGAATATTGCCGTTAATTAATCCTTGTTGCTTGGCTTGCTCAACCTTAATATCAACAAGGTCTTGTTGTATCGAATCAATTCCGGTAATTAATCGCATCATAAAAAACGCAACTACGGCAAGGGCTATTGGAAACGCATAGGCTTTCACTCTATCAATTAGAATGGCTTCGGTATTACTCATTTTCATCAGGAGAAATAAATACTGGAATGGCTTTGTGTCGGCAATTGAAGCCTCCGCGATATGTGCAAAATGATTCTTTTGTTGTTGCTGGATTCATCCCTGAACCGTTATTAAATGCCCAATTAATTTCGCTTTGAAGTTTATCAATTGGGATGTTGCTTTGGTACTTTCCAACCCACCTTACGCACTGCGGTCTGGAATCACCAATTAGACTACCTATGTATCGAATGCTGTTAGGCTTGTACTCAGTTCTGAATCTGTCGTAAATCATACCATCGTACTGCATAATTCCATCCTGTGCCCATACATTAGCATATCGAGCCATTCGGTTAAACTTATCTTTATCCGATGCAAGAAGGAACTCTCTTAAACGATTCTTAGTGTCCGTTACCTTAGCACCTGCGAACACATTGCGATTAATAGCATCTCGAATCGGCTGTCTTATCTCCGCAGTCAATCCAGTACCAGTCATATTCTGAACGATTGTTTCAGTCTGCATCAGTCGCATTTGACTTACACCCAATTTATCAAAATCAAACGAGAAGGTGCTGTTATATTGTCGCAGTACCATCTCGCTTAACTTTTCAATTTCGGGCAGGCTTCGGACGATTTCGGACACGCTTGCTGGGTAGGTGCTTGCGTTGATTGCTTTGGCAATTTCTGCGTCCAATCCGGTAAGCAATCGGCTGTTCTGCTCTGATAGTACGAAAGTTCCATCAGACAATTCAAAGCCATCCAAGTATTTGTCCAATAACTTAATGATTCTCGAAGTGGCATTGTCTGCACCTTTGCGGGCGTTGTCAACCAAGTTATCAATGAGTAAGTCGATTTCATCCTCTGGCTTCATTACTCAGGTACAATTATAGTCGTAGCAGGTGGTGGAACAATTACATTGAACTCTGCTTCCATTAATTCAAGCACATCAACCTCTTCCATCTCGTACACATCATCTCGCTCCATAACTCTTTCGAGAATATAGTAACAATATGCGTGTTTCTGAACGCTTCGAGTATCAATAGCACCCATCCGTTGCATACGCTCTATGTCCTCCATTGATTGACCATACAAAGGGTCAAACTGAACCATCAACTCAATTACTTCACTCGCTTCGGCTTTACCCGAAAAGCGTTTTTTCATCAAGTCTTTTTGGGCTTTGACTTTAACTGGAATCGGGGCGTTCGCTTCGTTTAATTGTTTCAATTCCTCAATTATCATACCCTCATCACGAATGGCAAAGGATGTAGGCTTGACAATAATTGGAGGCTCAGGATTAACGATATTCCTAAGCCTAATCAAGTAGTTCAGATGGTTGAATATGATATGGTCAAAGACATGATTACTCATAGCCATAATCATTGCGTATTTGCCCTCCCTGTCAACCTTCTTTGCCTCGCCCGATTGTGCCGAATCGGTAAACAATTGATACAATTCCAACTCGGCTTTGTGTATCAATGTTTCCCAAGCCTTTTGCATGTATTCCAACCCTTCAACTGGTGGCGATACATACGACACAGGGTCATCAATTAGCGTTTGATTTTCAAGCGTAGTTGAATCGGGGACTTTGATTTGATAAACTCCGAACGGGCTACGAACCAACACGCCTGAACCGTTGCAGGTATTGCAGTTGTTGCGTGTATCGTTGCCTGAACTATCCGTACCCCATACTAATCCATTCTGACATCCCTCAGCAGTACAGGGCATTTGCTTCTCAACTCGAATCGGATTCGAAGTCATTACCCTCGCACCTTTCCAGTCATCAAATGTCTTTAACGCTTCGTTTGCATAACCAACGAAACCGACAAAGAACGATTCCATGTAGTCAACAAATTGAGGCATGAAGGTATTCTGCAATAATGCTGAACCACTATTGAATGTGTAAGGAGACCAACCCATGTAAGTTGATTCACCCCATA